CTGTTCCTTTGTTACTTAATGTAGGTAGTAACATTAGTAACGAAAGATACCTGTATTGTAATCAAGAACTTGTATCTACATACCTACCTAAAGAAAAATTTAGGATTGGACTTTGCCACCATGGCAACAATCTTAGTAAATTACGGGGCGTAATTTCTATTCCTAGAGATGAGATTGTAGAAAAGATAGGAAATAGAGCAGAAGTTGTAAATTTGTATTACGGTGAATTTAGCTATGTCAAAGGACAAGTTAATAAAATCGCCAGAGAAAGAAGAAATCCTAATATTAAATACTTAAAACTAGATAATTATGAAGATTTACTTGCTACAATTGAAACTTGTGATGTTGTGATATCATGCGATACAAGTGTTGCACATGCAGCTGGTGCAATGGGTAAAAAGACATTTGTATTGTGTAATGGAAGATTATATTTTCCGTGGTTTATTGAAGGACATGTAGGTAAATCAAGGTTTTATGAAGATGTTACTGTGGTCAAGCAGTTTGAACCAGCAAGTTGGAAAATTTCTGTTGACAAAGTAGTAAATGAGCTGATAGAATATAAATAATAATATCCCTTCGGGATGGGACCAGCAGTCCGAGGTTAAGGCTGGTAATGAATTCCTCGGGCCAATGCCTTTTGGGTTGGCAATTTTTAAATACTCGCTTAATAGGAGAACTACTATGACATTAGTACCACGTAACGTTTTGGATATGTTTAAGGACTTAGATAAGTTCTATGTGGGTTTCGATGATAATTGGAATCGTATGGCTAAGCTACACGATGATTTGACCAAAAATATTCCTAACTACCCTCCATACAATATCCGCAAAGTAGAAGATAACAAGTATGTTATCGAAATGGCTGTTGCTGGTTTTGGTAAATCTGATGTTGAAATTACTCTTGATGGTAATAAACTTATCATCTCTGGTAATACATCTGATGATAAGGATAATTTCTTATTCAAAGGAATCGCAAACCGCGCCTTTACTCGCACTTTTGCATTAGATGAACATATCGAAATTGAAAATGCAGAGATGGTAAATGGTATGTTGAAGATTGCTTTAGAGAAGATTATTCCTGATCACAAAAAGCCTCGCAAGATTGAAGTAGTGGAAAAGGATAGTCAACCAAAGAAAACAACCAAACAATTTTTAGCAGAAGACAAAGAAGACTAATATGCAAATAACTACCGCCTTGGGGCTATCACAAGTAGCCCTAGGTGGTCTACCGACACCATCTACCAAAACGTCGGTATTGAAAAAAATCACACAATGGTTTAATCGTCCATATCAAAGTGAAGCAGAAGTATTCCTTTCACAGAGTGTCGATAGAGCAGATTTTGAATATCGTGAACGTCAACTCAAATACAAAGGACTACTATGAAAGAAAAGATTAAGGAAATCTTACACGAAATGTTTTTGTGGTGTGAAGTATATGGCAGAGCTAGAGCAGCAGCATATCTGACGAGAAGTGGTCGTGCAGATGAGGCTATTGAATTAATGAAAAAATAACTATGTTTACCAGCTTAGATTCAGTATATTATGATGAGTGGATTATTAAAGTTAGCGTCTTGGCTGGTCAAACACTTATTGCGGGATATAATAAAGCGTCTCTTGATTCTTTTATTAAGATATGTTATAATGAAGACGAAGTTGAAAAATTTTTGGAGAAGATAATTCATGATTAAATTAGTAAAATTAGCAACAGGTGAGGAATTAATTGGAGACGTTTCTGAAGAAGGATCCTCTTTTGTAATTAAGCATCCATGTCTGTTACAGCTTGTTCCTTCTCGTTCCAATCAAAACGAACCAACGATGGCGATGTTTCCTTATGCAGTGAATACTAAGGATCATGAGATCAAAGTTAGTGCTCAGTTTGTAATTTGGAGCAGTGAGCCAGTCAAAGAGTTATATAATCAATATAATTCAGTATTTGGAACTGGAATCGTTATGTCCCCATCTAGTGGAACTACCGCATTTCACCCTGTATAATAAAAGTGAGATTATATTATGGCAAAAGAAAATGAAACAAGAAAGAAAGTGATTGAAAAGCGAACTAGTCAAGGTGGCGCTAGGCCAAAGACTAGTAGCATGAGCAAGTCTCAAAAGCGTAGTTTTAAACAATATCGTGGGCAGGGAAAATGATGCTACAAAATGTGATCAATGCATTGGCCATGAGTGCCAAACCTGGTTATATCAATAGTTATGAAGAATTCACACCGGGTAAGACACCAGTCTACTATTCTGGTCCAGTATGGGATCATCAAGAAATCCAAGCTGCTATTAATGCACTAGTTACTGGTGAGTGGATTACCACTGGTGAAATGGTAGCTGAGTTCCAAGATAAGTTTGCAAAAATGTTTGAAGTTAAACATGCACATATGGTTAACTCTGGTTCTTCTGCAAATCTTGTCATGTTTACTGCACTTAAAAAGTTCTATAAGTGGCAAGATGGTGCAGAACTGATTGTTTCGCCAGTTGGCTTTCCAACAACGATTGCGCCCATTGTGCAGAACAATATGAAACCTGTGTTTGTTGATATCGAAATGGACACATTAAACTTCGATATTGACTTAATTGAAAAAGCAATTACACCTAAGACAGTAGCAATTGTCGTCTCGCCAGTTCTTGGCAATCCTCCAGATATGGATAGATTAGTAGAATTGTGTAACAGGCACAATCTTAAACTTGTTGGAGACAATTGTGATAGTTTAGGAACAAAGTGGAAAGGCGAGCATCTTTCTAAATTATATGATGCTTGGTCGTGTTCGTTTTATCCTGCACACCACATCTGTACTGGCGAAGGGGGAATGATCTGTACTAATCATGATGATCTGATTCCTTTAGTTCGCTCTATTTCTTGGTGGGGTAGAGATTGCTACTGCGTTGGATCTAATAACAGATTAGCTTGTGGAACTTGTGGAAAAAGATTTTCTGATTGGTTAGAAGATTATGATGGCGTTATTGATCATAAGTATGTGTTTACCAATATTGGATATAACCTTAAGCCACTTGACTTACAAGGTGCAATTGGTCTAGTTCAATTGACAAGGATGAATTTTATTGATGAGAAGCGTCGTTACCATGCACAAGTGATTGGTGAAGAATTAAATAAACTTGATGGTGTAAGAGTAGCTTCTAAACTAGAACAATCAGATCCATCATGGTTTGGTGTGCCAATTATTTGTGAGAGTCAAGACTTAAAAGAACTTCTTGTTGCACACTTTGAATCTAATAAGATTCAGACTCGTAGCTACTTTGCTGGAAACATCCTACTACATCCTGGTTATAAGCATTTAGGTAACTATAAGGACTTTCCAAACGCAAATAACGCTCTTTCACATGTATTCTTTATTGGTTGCACACCAATCTATACAGAAGAAGTACTGGATTATATTAAACAAGTGATACGGTCATGGTAAATGTATTTGGAGGACACGGCTTCGTTGGGAGCCGTTTCGTTACACTATGTAAGGAAACGATTGTAAACGATCGTAATGACTTGGAAGTAAAGATTGATAAGGGAGAAATCCTTTATTTGATCTCTACTGTAGATAATTATTCAATGAAGGTTAATCCTTATATTGATATAGAAACTAACTTAACTACTCTGATGCGAGTGCTTCAGCAATGTAAGAATAAAGACATAGTATTCAACTTTGCAAGCTCTTGGTTTGTCTATGGTGATACAGAGTTACCTGCAAAAGAAACATCACCATGCAATCCAAAAGGATTCTATTCAATTACCAAGCGTACAGCAGAACAGCTTATTATTTCATACTGCGAGACGTTTAATATTAAGTATAGGATCTTAAGATTTGCAAATGTACTAGGTGTAGGAGATAAGAAGGTATCTAAGAAAAAGAATGCTCTTACCTATCTTCTTAGTGAGATCGTCAATGATAGGCCAATCAATCTCTATGACAAAGGATTGTTTATTAGAGACTATATTGATGTCGATGACTTATGTGGTGCAATTGCTTTGATTATGACGAAAGGAAGGGTAAACGAAATCTATAATGTAAGTAATCAGACTGAGATAGATTTTTATACTATTATCATGTATGCAATGGGTTTCACTGGATCTAAGTCTATTGTTAACGAAGTGCCTCAAGCAGACTTTCATAAGATTGTCCAAGTAAAGTCGATGACGATGGATAATAGCAAGTTAAGAGCATTAGGGTACAAACCTAACAAAAATATCTATCATATGGTAAAAGATATCATTAGATCGCTGCGATAAACCCTATATATTATATACCCTTAAAGGAGTTTTTAATGTCCCGTTGTCTTTTCTCATTAGTTGATAGTATTATTGCCACGTGGCAAGGCTATCGCTTTGAGAATACACCAAAGAGAGGCCATACGGGGTAAGAATATTTCTAACTATATTCAAACCCCAGCTCGCAAGACCTGGGGTTTTTTATTTTGCTTTATAAACAACAGGTTAGAAGAAAAAACGTAACAATACTAACTCAGTTGACTTATAATTTGAATTCTGTATAATGAGGTTTCTGTCGTTGATATGTCAACGATGAAAAACAAACAGATCTTTAACAGTTTAGTAACTTTTGATGCACCAGGTTAGCTCAGCGATAGAGCACTCGACTGATAATCGAGAGGTCAGTGGTTTGATTCCATTACCTGGTACCATATTGAAGCACACTTGAAGACCCGTCAAGGACCAACGCTACGATGCATAGACATATAAGCCGGGGCGAAAAAGTTTGGTATTAGTGTGTTTCAATATGGTAATCTGGGGGATGGGACTGCTTGGGGTGGTCACCGCACTTGCAATGCGGGTATTCAGATCGGTTCGAATCCGATATCCTCCACCAAACTTTATTGTCCTGTAGCTCAGTAGGTAGAGCAGTTGACTGTTAATCAATTGGTCGGAGGTTCAAGCCCTTCCAGGACAGCCAAACAATTGCGAGATGGAGAAAAGGTACCTCGAGAGTCTCATAAGCTCTAGTTCCCGGTTCGATTCCGGGTCTCGCTACCAAATATGCCGTAGAGTCCACCTGGTGGTGATACCTGACTGTCTATCAGGTCGCGGCGGGTTCGATCCCCGTCTACGGCGCCAAACTGTTGGGGTATGGTGTAATGGTAACACAGTAGATTTTGATTCCACTGCTCTTTGTTCGATTCCAGGTACCCCTGCCATATTGAAGCACACATAATCCTCAAACTGGATCCGCTATGCCGAAAGGTGCGAGGACAATGTGTGTTTCAATATGGTAGCAATACCATAACACGTGGCCATCAGCGTGTATAAAGGCGGCGAGTCTTAAACGAAGTCGGTGACGGGATAGGTAGAACAGTTACTCCGAAAATGTAACGCCGGATTTTGTAACCGGCAACCATATTGAAGCACATTCCTGCCGTATTGGTCTACGGTTCGAAAAGCGATAGGACCTAGAGTAACCGCCTAGGGAGTTTGATGAGTGTGTTTCAATATGGTGAGTAGGAAGTAACTGTGAGCCGACTTGGTGAGGTTGCAGACTAAAGATCAACTTCGACCGCGTAGATAGTCCGGACTATCGTTTGAAACGGAAGATGCATCCATCCCCTGCCCTACTGACCATATTGAAGCATATTCTATCAGGGCAGTATTGTTCAGCGGTTTAGAGCCGTGAGTATGTTTCAATATGGTTAAATGCCGCTTTAGCTGATGTGGTCATAGCAGGCGCCTGAAGAGCGTCGGAACGGGGTTCGATTCCACGAGGTGGCACCACAAATTATGAGGTTATAATATGAGTAAAGATCCATTTTTTAGTATTACTGCGAAAGACTGTGAGTGGTCCTATACCAAGGGCACCGGTGCTGGTGGACAGAAACGCAACAAGACGTCTAGCGCTGTCCATTGTATACACAAAGCATCTGGAGCCCACGGTTATAGTGAATCCAGTCGTAGCCAACTTGATAATAGACAAGAGGCATTTCGTAAGATGGCGGAATCAGATAAGTTTAAAAAATGGTTGCATGTTGAATATATGAAGCGTACTGGCGAACATTATGAGATGGAACGTCAGCTTACTGAAAGTTTGAAGAAAGTTAGATTAGAAGTTAAAATAGATGGTAAATGGACAGAAGTGAAAGAGAATCAATTAGTAGATGATCCAAATTTATTCGATACATCTGTTTTAAATTTGCGGGTATAACTTAGTGGTAAAGTAACTGGCTTTTAACCAGTAAATCGGAGTTCGATTCTCCGTGCCCGTACCAGTATATGCACCGTTCGACTATCGGTTAGGTCGCCACCCTTTCAAGGTGGAAAGATGGGTTCGATTCCCATACGGTGTACCAAGTTTCATGCGGGTGTTCTCCTGGGAGAGGACTCAGCCTTCCAAGCTGATGGAGAGGGTTCGAATCCCTTCGCCCGCTCCAATTTATCTCGGTGTAGTATAATGGCATTACGTTGGTCTCCAAAACCAGTTATGGCGGTTCGAATCCGTCCACCGAGGCCATTTAATGGTGGTTGTAGCACAATGGCAGTGCCCCGGTTTGTGAGACCGCAAAGTGTGAGTTCGAATCTCATCAACCACCCCAAAATCATGCCTTCGTCGGTTAGTGGTAAACCAACGGTTTTGTAATCCGTGACTGTCTGTTCGATTCAGACCGAAGGCACCATATATAAAGGAGACTTTATAAAGGAGTTGTTATGGGTAAGAAAGTTGTTAAGGTAGAACCAAAAGTTGAAAAAACTAAACGTACTAAGAAAGTAGTTGAACAAGTTGTAGAGGCAAGAGAAAAACCTACTGGCATGTTGATTAAAGAAGAACCAAACGGTAATAAACATTATGCTGGTCAATATAGTTATACTGTTTATAATGCAGTAGGAGAGAAGATAAGTTTTGATATTGATTGGAATTTACTTTCTTTGCATATGAAAGATTTAGGGAAGGTTGGATGAGTTGGTTTAAGTCGGCACCCTGCTAAGGTGTTGTTCGTAGAAATGCGGACCGTGGGTTCGAATCCCACACCTTCTACCACTAGAAACATAGGAAGCGTGGCAGAGCCCGGTTGATTGCGCTAGTCTTGAAAACTAGAGGTCCAGAGATGGGTCCGTGAGTTCGAATCTCACCGTTTCCTCCAAACTATTATGAAATTACCTACTATTGGATATATTGGTGACCTTTATTCAGGTCATGCTGGATTTAGATATAGAGTAGACGCTCCAATGCGTTTGCATGGTCTCGATTATGTGTTAGGAACAGCTGGAGATGTAACTTTAATGTTTAGAGCAATATCAAAATATCATTTTGAAAAGCTAAAGGAATTAAAGTTTAAATCAATATATGACATCACAGACTTCCATTTAGACAGAGATCATGAAATCGGTCTTATTCAAAGAAGTTTAGTAATGCATTCAACTGTTATTTCTGTAGCATCTAAGAAGCTTCAAGAAAAGCTATACAAAGACTTTAGACTTAAGAGTGAAATAATAGAAGATTGTTACACTAATGAAGAATGGTTGCCTAGTATTCCTAACGATAACATAGTATGGTTCGGTCATCCATCTAACACTTCTAGCTTAAGACCTTATCTTAAATTAGATAAACTTATTGTATGTTCTAAAAATATTGAAACTTCTAAACTTGTTCAATATAGTGAAAAAACTGAACTCCAGTTGTTAAAAGAGAATGGATTAGTATTACTTACTAGCAGCAATCCAATGACTAATGGAAATAGAATTATTAGAGCATTGAGAGCTGGTAAGTTTATTATTACGCCCAACTTTAATGTTGAAGCATGGAATGAATTTAAGGAGTTTATTTGGCAAGGTGATGTGTCAGAAGGAATAAAATGGGCGCTTGCTAATCAAGATGAAGCATTGTGGAAAGTAAAGTTAGGACAAGATTACATTAGAGAAAAATTTAGTCCAGTTACGATTAGTAACATGTGGCGTGAATTATTCATTAGAGTGTATAATACGAATTAATGTGAGGGTGCCTGAGAGGTCCAAAGGAACAGTCTGCAAAACTGTAAAGCCATCGGTTCAAATCCGATCCCTCACTCCAAGGTTATGGGTGTCTTGCAGCTATGGCGTGTGCTGCACCGGACTGTAAATCCGGTCCCTCGTGGTAAACATTCGCGGTTCGAATCCGTGGACACCCACCATAATTCAAGGATATAATATGGAATTACAAAAAATAAAAACATTTACCAGTTCTGAAGTTAGTGATTCTGACAAAACTTATAATACAATTGCTAGCGTCTTAACAAAGCTATCAAGGCATGGTGTCTTAGTTATGGGCGTTGGTAATTGTATTAGCATGAGTGATATTGTAAAAACTGCACTTAAACATAAAGGGATTGAAAGTAGATTAGTAGAAGTTTCTGCGACATTTACTTACTATAGTCATCAACCATCTAGTTTAAGATTTGTTGGATTTGATGAAATTACTAATCCTGGAGAAATTGATACGCATGTTGTTATTGTAACTGAAACTAGTCCTTCTTATTTAATAGATGCAAGTATTATGCATTATTTGCCTCAAGGTGTTCCTGTATTAGTGGAACCAATAGATAAAAAATTAGTAAATGATCGTAGAACTTTAATCGAATCAGATTTTCAAGATCATCAAATTAAAGTTACATACTTACAGAAAAGAAAACAAATAGTTCCTGCTCTTCATCAAGAAAGTATTATTGAACGTATTAAAACAGATGAAAAAATATTTAAAAGTATAGACTTCTTAACAAAACTTAATTACATAGGAATTGTGTTAGGATTATTTGCTCTAGTTAATGTTGTTATTAAAATTATACAACTATTTCTTCACGGCGATATTACGTGGTAACAAATCCCCGGTCCTACGCCGGTTATTGAGTAGGCGTTTTGAGACTTGCGTGAGTAGTCTTAGGTGTTCATAACAACCTCCCTCCGGGCCATTAATCCGGCAGGGTAAACTTATGGTGGAGCTTGCCCCTTCGCAATCAAGGGCATGGACAGGGTAAACAACTCAAGTAGGGGCTAGTGGGAACTAGTGGCCTACGCTATCTCGGATTGGTGAAATGGTATCATTCGTGCTTTGGGAGCATGAGGCGCAAGTTCGATTCTTGCATCCGAGACCAAATTTAAGCCCCGGTGACGGAACTGGCATACGTGTATGACTTAGGATCATAATTTTGGGAGTTCGACTCTCCCCTGGGGCACCACAAATAATGCGGGTATGATGTAAAGGTAACCTGAATCCTTGCCAAGGATTATTTGCGAGTTCGAGTCTCGCTACCCGCTCCAACTGTAGGAAATAAACATGCCAGCAACATACCTAATTAGTGACACCCATTTTGGTCATTTGGGTGTGTGTCGGTTTACAAAAGACGACGGAACAAAACTTAGACCTTGGGATTCTCCAGAAGAAATGGATGAGGAGCTGGTTAAGCGTTGGAATGAAAGAGTAAGGCCTAGAGATAAAGTATATCATCTTGGCGACGTTGTAATAAACAGAAAAGCTCTTCAAACTCTTAGCCGTCTTAACGGCGATAAGGTTCTGATTAAAGGGAATCATGATATCTTTAAACTAGAAGAGTACACTCCTTACTTTAGAGACATCAGAGGATACCATGTAATGAATAATATGATCCTTAGCCATATTCCAGTTCATCCAGGAAGTAAAGGTAGATTCAAAGCAAACATTCATGGTCACCTACACTACAGAACAGTAAGGTTTCTTGATCAAGAAGGTAGGGAGATGGAGGTTCAAGATCCTTGGTACTTTAATGTTAGTGTAGAACGAATTGACTTTACTCCAATTCTATTGGAAGATGTGTTTAAACAATTGCCGGGTTAGCTCAGTTGGTAGAGCGGCACGTTTACACCGTGTAGGTCGGGAGTTCGAGACTCTCACCCGGCACCACATAGAGAATCGTTATGGATAACAATCGAATAATACTACCACTTTTTCCTAAAGTTTGTATTATATATTATTTACAAGAAAATTTATCTGAACTTAATCAAATAAAATCGTTAAAGTTTAATGAATTTGATACAGCTTGTTATTCTACTGATTCATATAAAATTTTAGATCTTTTTCCATCTGTTAAAAATTTAATTATGGAAAAATTTTATGATTTTAAAGACACTGTTTTGCAAATGAATAGTACTGACTTCAAAATTTCAAGTTCATGGGGAACTAAGATAGAACCTAAAGGAAAAAGCACTGTCCATATTCATAGAAACTCACTTTACAGTGGTATTTTATATTGGGAAAAATTTGAAGGTGCAAGACTTGAATTAGAAGATCTATACAAGCAAGGTATGATGGTTATACCTGATAAATGGAATTCATTTAACTACCAACACTTTCATTTAAATACTACAGAAAACACTTTGTTCTTTTTTCCAAGTGAAATTTATCACAGAATAACTCCAAATACTTCATCTAACACAAGATACTCTTTAGCTTTTAATATTATGCCTGTTGGAACTATTGGCCAAGGAGATTCCACAGCAACTATCAATATTGAATAATGTACCACCGTCGTTCAACGGATAGGACATGGGTCTTCTAAACCTAGAATAGGGGTTCGATTCCTCTCGGTGGTGCCATCTTTACACTTCACTTTAACTTCGTTCTACAAAACTTAATATTGGAGCGTAGTGTATTCTTCTTAAATATTATATAATGATGTACTTTTAAAGGAGAATGTATGAAAAAATTACTTGCGATCTTATTTTATTCCCTATTTTCACTATCTGTTAATGCTGCAGAAATCACTGGAGCAGGAGCTACGTTTCCTTATCCAATCTACGCAAAATGGGCTGAGGCTTATAACAAAGCTACTGGTAATACGTTAAACTATCAGAGCATTGGTAGTTCTGGTGGCATAAGACAAATAAATAACAAAACTGTAGCGTTTGGAGCAAGTGATGCACCAGTTAAAGGTGAAGATTTGGAAAAATTGGGTCAAATACAATTTCCTGCTATCATTGGTGGTACTGTACCTGTCATTAACCTGGATGGATTCAAGCCCGGTGAACTTAGAATTACAGGACCTGTTCTTGCAGAAGTGTTCATGGGCAACATAACCAAATGGAACGATGATAAACTTGTTAAACTTAATCCTGGGAAATCCCTCCCTAACACCAACATTACAGTCGTTCATAGAGCTGATGGATCTGGTACTACTTTTAATTGGACTGATTATCTCACTAGTGTTAGCCCAGAGTGGGAGAAACGAGTTGGACGAGGAGCAGCTGTAAAATGGCCTGCTACTAGTTCAGTAGGTGGAAAGGGCAATGAGGGTGTTGCAGCTAATGTGAATAGAATTAAGGGTAGTATTGGTTATGTTGAGTATGCATATGTCAAAAAGAACAATATGAATTTTATGCAGTTACAAAATAAATCAGGTAACTTTGTTAGCCCTGATGATGCGACATTTGCTGCAGCAGCGGCAGGTGCTGATTGGTTCAGTGTTCCAGGAATGGGACTGAGCATCGTAAATCAAGGCGGCAAGGATACCTGGCCTGTTACTACAGCTTCGTTCATTATCATGTATAAAGAACCTGTTGATAAAAAGGCAAGTGCTGAAGTAATAAAATTTTTCGATTGGGCATTTAAGAATGGTAAAAAGTTAAGTGAAGAGCTTGACTATGTCCATTTACCAGATACCCTTCAAAATCAAATTAGACAAAAGGTTTGGAATCAAATTAAGTGATTGAGACAAAACTTTTAATTGTAAGTGGTGTTGTAGTTCTAATTACTTTATGTATGGTTGGTCCAGCTATATATAAGTGGAGAAAACGTAGATTTTAAAGGAGCTATTATGAAACTAGAAATGCGCACTCACGATTTGGATATTAATGTTGAAATAAACGACGATGGTAATGATCATGACCATCTTCAAGTATTAGAGGCAGTTCAAAAACTTGTAGATTCTGTATTATATTGTGAAAATGTTTCAATTAACATTTCATCTGTATCAAACGATAATGATCAACCAGATGAAGATGAACTACCTGACGCAGACCCGCAGTAACAGTTGATTTATAGCTAAACTCACGTATAATAGGGATGTCAAAAAACATCCCTTTTTTAATTATGAATGATATATTTGTTAGATTAATTCCAAAGACAGATACTGGTCGTCTTATTGTTAATGAAGTAGGTGATCATTTCAAGATCAAAGAACTCAATCGTGTTGTTACTTTTTCTGATAAGAAAGATTGGTTCGTGCTCGAGTCTCAAGTTACTAAAACTATTTTAAATGTTCACTCAACAGAAGATGACCATTTTACAATCTCAAAGCCGCTATAGCTCAGAGGTCAGCAGCGCCCGGCTCATAACCGGTGGGTCCTTGGTTCAATTCCAAGTGGCGGCACCAAACTATTAGGAATATTATGGATAAACAAATTGATGAAATTATGAGTGTTTTGCAAGAAGAATGTGCAGAACTTATACAAATGATTAGTAAGATTAGGCGTTTTGGTGATGATGCAGTCCATCCAGAAATACCAAATAAAACAAATATGCATAGATTTCAAGAAGAACTTGGAGATGTCTTAGCATTAATAGAAATACTAGAAGCACACGATTACATTAACATTAATCATGTAAATATGCTTAAGCACAAGAAGTTTGATAAATTAAAGAAATGGACTACAATTGATGTAGACTATAATAGGATAAAAGATGTATTAGAGTAAAAATAGCCCGAGTGGTGAAACAGGTAGACACAAGAGACTTAAAATCTCTCGCTTCCGAAAGGGGCGTGCTGGTTCGATCCCGGCCTCGGGCACCATAAAGAGACTGATATGAAAAAGTTAGATTTAGCTAGAGTAAAAGAATATATTGAGCAACAATCACCAGAAACTAAAATTTATATTGGTTGTGATTCCGAGCGTTATCGTAGGAATAATGTTTGGTATGCTGATTACATTCTAGCTATAGTCGTACACATTGATGGTAAGCATGGATGTAAGATATTTGGTGAAGTAATTACTGAACGTGATTATGATCAAAAAGCTTCAAAACCTACTTTCAGACTAATGAATGAAGTGTATAAGATTTCGGAGCTCTATTTGAAATTGCAAGAAGTGCTAGTTGATAGGGATGTTGAAGTTCATTTGGATATTAATCCAGACGACGATCATATCAGTAATGTCGTTTTGTCTCAAGCTGTAGGGTATATCAAAGGAACGTGTAATGTTGTCCCTCTTGTTAAACCAAACGCTTTTGCTGCTTCTTATGCTGCTGATAGGCTCAAGGAGTTGAAACTTGCGAGTTAGGCTCAGATGGGGGTGCTGCTAGCATCTCCATCCATTCTGTAGCACTAAAATGATAATTATCTAAAACTAATAACATAACGTTGCATACTTTAACTCTTCTTTCAAACATCTTTAAGTCATTTTCTAGTGCATGAATTTTATGCTTTATAAAGTTTGCAATAACGTTTTCTTGTTGTTCTTGTTTTTGTCTAATCTTAAAGACAATCTTATTTAACTTTATTAAGTTTCCCTTAGTTTTTTCTACATCACCATGTACTGCTTTTAGTACATTTCTTGCATCATTCTTCATGTAAAGAATTAGATCTCCATGATCTGGATCACATTGATCAACCTGCCTCCATAATACATGACTAAGTTGTTCTTTTGCTTCTGTATAAATTGTTTGGTCATAAAAAAAGGTCCCTGACGCATCAAAGGACCTTTTCATAATTGGATCGTTTAATATATCATAGGCTAAATTGACTTGCGCAAACTTATCACCATCACCACCACGATCTGGATGTAAATCTTGAGCTAATTGTCTGTAACGCTTTTTTATTTCTTCAGGAGTTGCATCACTATTTAAACCTAACACTTCATATGGATTCATCTTTATGCGGAAGGCTTATGTCTAGTCAAAGATTTTATGAATTCTTCCATAGCTAACTCACGAGATTCTTTTTCATCACCTGTCTCTCCAATTTCATCATTTGTCACCTTAAATCTGGGGTTATCTCCATAATATGGATTACTTGTTTGATTATACCCTAAATCGCTTGTGCTACTAAAGTTACCATAATCTAATCCACCAAAGTAAGTATCATAAACATCACTTTGTAGTGTTTGTTGAGAGCTTAATGGTAATATATTATTAACACCATTTAAATTAAACTCAGCAAGTACATCAGTAACTATTGGAGAGACTAAATCAGTTTTTAACGCAGTTAGTAGAGCTGTCGAATCTGAACTAGAATTTTGAATAATTGTATTAACTGTTAAATTGATATTTTGTAGTAACGCCTGAGCAATTCCTCCATTTTCTTCTGGTGCAGGAGCTAAAAGATTTTGTACTTTAGAAAGATTAGCTAGATCTGAACTAGAAAATACTGAATCTCCAGTAGATTGTTGAATTTGATCTATTTTAGCTGCTACTTGAGTTGCTGCAAATGTATCAGTGAGTTTATCAACCAAACCAGTAGTTAAGCCAATAGCCATTTGTTGTGCTTGGCCAGCACCTACAGCCTGAGCAGTTGTCACAGCTAGCAAAGTTGCAGATGGTAAGTCAAATTTACATTCTGTAGCTTTGGCATTAACTACTGCATCGAACCCAGCATAAGCCATCGTTCCAATTCCAATAACTTGGTTGCCTATTGGAGTTTTGAGAACAATATCGGCTACTGGTGTAGTACAAAATTTATTATTACCTAATGATTCAGATATTCCACTTGCGAAAGAACAAAAACCAGTTTGAGCCTTAGTTGTAACTCCGTTGATCATATTAGTCAGTGTATTAACGACCGTATTTTGTGCATTAACTATGATTCCAGCACAACTATCATTTGGATATGCTCCTTCAGTTAAGGTTGTAGATCCTATACCAATAGAAGACTTAATAAACTTTCTAGCTTCTCCAGTTGGATCTTGAGCTTGTCGATAAATTTGATACCCTCTCATAAGTGCGCCAGCTGGATCGCTTGCAGCTTCGTTTAGAGGATCATTTACAATTGAAATTGCAGCAGCAGCTATTCCCGACATGATTTTTCCTAAAGGTTATTGTAATATTTATCGTTACTTAGTAGCATAAAAGGTGCATAGGCAAACCATAAAAAGTTTGCCACATACATGTCAAGAAAGAAGTTAAACTGGTCTTCTAACAGTTGGTCGCATTGGGGCATCTGATTGCTCGTTTAGTTGAGATGGATCCATTGCCATATGCGATGTATCTTTTGCTATAAAACCACCATCGTTATCATCTGGAGGTGTTTGCATTTTTGGTGATACGGAAGAATAGCTATTTATTGATGAAGTTGCACCCATTCGTCCAGTACCACTTATAGAACCTGGCGATGAATAATTCTTTTGCCCATTCATAGCATTTGCTTGAGCAGCAGCACCAGCCATCGCAGCTTCTTTACCAGTTCCAGCTAACATAATACCAGATAACGTTCCACAAAGGAAAGTCGCAACTGGAATAATTAGTTCAAAAAACTTTTGATCAATAGGGCTGATAGCATTGAGAGGCTGAGTAACGAACATAATGCTATAGAGCACAGTAAAAACAATACCGATAAGTGTAAAAGCAAGGCAGCAACCGATGATGAACTTAAGGCGGACCATAAGTTCATTTTCCGTATACCTTTCACCAGGTTTAGAGTGTCTTTCACCATCTTTAGCTGCTTTTTCTGGTTCTGCTGGTTTATCTTCTTTCTTTTCTAGAGCTTTCTTCATTTGTTGCATTTACAATCTCCACTGGATTGACTGGGTTTACTAAAATTAGCTAAGCCAGCTTGTTCCTTAAAAATGTGTTCGGGACAATCTCGACTAACCTCACAATAAGGTTTTTTACAATAGTCTTTATCCCAATTATCTGGATTTTGACATGCATAACGGTATCTTACTTCACAGCCAGATACAAAAATGGTTGCCAATATTAGGCAACCCAATACTAGATATCTCACCATGGCAACCACATCCAAAGTGCCTGGCTAACTATTAATGCTCCTACAGCTCCAACTACTGTACTTACATAAAACATGGGCATACTTGCAGCTAAAATACTTGCTGTTAGTAAGACAATAGCGATTTGAAGTATACTTCCACCCCAGGTAAACCATGGCGAACGTTTCTTAGCTTCATCACGCTCTGCTTCTAACGCTTTAGCCTTCTCCATAATTTCTTTTTTATCTTTATCCATCCTTTCTTTTTCAAAAAGGAACTTTTCTTTATTTTGTGGATTTGTTGTTTCAGCAGCATTAATTTCATACAATACGCCACGAACATTCTTTGCTTGATACCATGCCCACATATTATTTGCTTGAATAGTATTATTTTGAATTTTACTGCTATTGCTACCACCAATCATCGTGTTAATTGCAAGTAATGCTGCTAAAAATACAATAACAAATCCTGCCTTGTCTTTAATCTTGGCTTCTTTCTCACTTCTTGTTAAAGGCTTTACTTCAGCTTCTGCCATGATGACTCCTATTTTTACATAAATAGTTGTATTAATCTTTATATTTATAAGCATGGAAACCAAACTAGCAACGATAATTTGTTCTGATGTAATAGGATATAGTTCTTTAATGCAAAAGGACGAAGAAGGAACTTTACGCAAGCTAGATGCCTGCCGTGCTGTTATTGATCCATTAATTGACTCTAGTAAAGGACGTTTGTTTAATACTGGAGGGGATAGTGTCTTAATTGAATTTGCAAGTGCAGTGGATGCAGTTAAATTTGCTATTGAAATGCAAGCAAGGATCAAGAAACTTAATAATGGAATGCGCTGGCGAATTGGTATGCATGTTGGAGAAGTTTGGATTTATGGCACCAATTTAATGGGTGATGCAGTAAACTTAGCAGCTAGAACAGAAAGTCTTGCTGATTATGGCGGCGTAACAATGACTGATGCAGTTTATAGATTAGTTGTTGGAAAATTAAAAGATCTAAAATTTATTAGCAGAGGTGTGCAGGAGTTTAAAAATGTTGCTCCGATGGAAATTTGGAGTGTTGTGATCGAAGGCGCTGAACCAAATCCACACTTAGCAAAAGCACCTAAGGCTCAAGTTCAATCAGCTCCTACTAAATCTCATAAAGAACTTATTGCTGCCATAGTTAATGATGCAGCTGCAAGAAATAGAACTCTTACTGATGCACAAAACTTTAAACGAGATGAAAAGTTTGGACCTGCTGTTAGAATATTAATGTGGAGAATCACTAAGCAAGATAAAGCAGCAGTAGATGAACTCGTTAGTATGGGTATGAAGGATTTAATCCCAAATGAATTTAAACCCTATGTAGATGCAATCTTTAAAGAATTTTGTTATAAACTTGATAGTGAAAGGTTGTTAGCTATTGCTGATCTAATGGAGAAAATGGGTTATAGATCTTCTGCATTCCAGTTTGTTAAGACTGCTGGCAAAATAGATGAAAGAGCACAACAACGATATGCGGTGATGGTATTTGATGATCCAAATAGCAGCCAAAGTGAAATGACTGCTATACTGGAGGATTTGAAAGAAGTTGCTATGAAACGTAATGTTTCAGCAATGATGAAACTTGGTGAATTCTATTTGAAATTAAATGATAAAAAGAATGCCTTTAGATGGTTGTATGCAGCTAGAGCCGAACACAACCAACAGGCGCAAAAGATGTTAGAAGATTTAAATAAAACTCTTAGTAAAGCAGACTTCAATAATTATAAAACAGATGCAGATGCACTTGTGGATCAAATAAAATTTATAGACGACAATCGAATGAAACTATAATTATTTGTCTCTATTTAATTTATTTACTGCATCCCACAAAGCTGTGATTTGTTTGTCATAGTTCTTTTCCAAATAATCCAATCTTACCTTTAAGGTGACTGCATAAGCAGCAATTGCCACAACGCCTGCACCTAAGAACCACAACTTACCTAACGCATCTGCAAGAGTTTCCATTTATTTTACCTATTAGCTAGAGGATTATCAAGCGCCTTCTTTAGATCATCATTGATCTTTTTATCTAATGCTTTTAACTTAGCATCTACTTCTTTGTTATTTGCTGCAATTGCTTTTGTATTTTCTGCAGCCATACGATTCATTTCTTTAGTAGCAGCATTAATAGATGCATCAGCTTGTTTCTGAATATTACGAACATCTGTTTTTACTTCTGCAACTGTTTTGTCTATTTCACGTTGTTGAGTTTTGTTACCTCTTTCAACATCTTCTACTGTCTTTTCTAAACGACGAATATCGTTCTTTAGATCGTTCTTAATGTCTCTTGTGTATTCGGCAGTCTTATCAGATCCTTCTTGAACTGCCTTTTGAGTCTTGCTTGCATTTTCTTCAATTAAGGCTAAGCGTTTATCAAATTCTGTTAAATCTGGTGCAACATACTCAGCAATCTTCTTCTTCATACCAACATAATCTTTATATACCTCAAATGCACCATACAAACCACCTAATATAGAAGATACAAGAGTAAATGCAACCATTAGCTTAGCTGGTGTAAATTCATACCCACCAATACTAATAACAGTATCCTTACTTGCATACTTTTTTACTGCTGCTTCTGCTTCATCGATCTTTTTATTAACGTCCTTAATTTCTTCTGACATGTTTACCTCGGTAAGTATTGTTGATCCACCATTTCTTGATGGAGCCTATCACTTGCCAAATTTCTTAATGCTCTAACATTGTCAACGGTTCGTTGATTTCTATAAATTTCTTTAGGTGCATAGAAAGCAACGTCTCTTAGTGCTACATTGTAAGCACTGAATCCTACTGGTGTTACTGCAATATTATTAATATCAACACCTCCAGCTACTTCATTATTTTGTGCATTACGATTTACTGCTGCTAAATTTGTTTCTGTTCTTTGTTCTGCAACTACTGGTTTACTATCAATAATATCATTAATTGGATTAGTTTTATCTGTAGTAAAGTTTCTTTGTTGCTGTGGTTGTTCTGCTTCTGTTACTGCTACTGGTGCAACTGGTTGAGATAGTACTTGCACTGAACTTTCTATTACATTTGTTGGTCCTTGTAATGGCAACGTAGTAATAGAAGGTGGCACATATGCCTGTTGTATATCTGGTTGTGCAACTGGTTGTACAAATACTTGAGGTTGTTCCTGATTACTAGATGTATAAGACTGTTCTTGTTTTTCTTCTTGAATTCTAATTGTGTTTACTGGTGGTAAACTTGGAATCACAACTGCAAGCTCAGTAGATTTAAACATAGCATTTGGCATCAATATTTGAGCTGCTGACTCCATAGTAATAGGTGTTGCTGTTGTTGTTTGTATAGGTGATGATTCTTTTGTATTTGCTATTATAATAGGTTGCTGTGATGTTTGTGTTATAGGTTGTGTAATAGTGCTTGTAATAATATTTTGACTTACTCTACTTACTTGAACATTACCTGTTGTTTGTTGTTCATTTTCTTGCATACCCATACTTGAAGCTATACTTGTTTGAACGCTACTATATGAAATACTTTCAGCTTCTTTCATGGATGAACTAGCTGTCTGATTAGCTTCAACAATAGCACGTTGTGCTAAAGATAATACCCTAGCATTTTGATTAGCATTTCTTGTAACTATAGCAGGTATTTCTGTAGCTACTAAAGTTTGAGCTTGTGATACACCAGTTCTATTATTTTGTTGCATTGGTTCATTAACAGTAGTAACTGTAACTGATGGATTAGTAGAATTAACATCATTTAATGTCACAGTAACTGAACCAGTTGGTGTTATTGAAGTACTTGAAGGATTAAGAGCTGCAATCTTTTCTTGCTGTGCTTTGATATCAGCAACAACTTGAGTTAGAGTTTGTTGAAAGTTACTACAATTAGGACTATACAATCCATTAGTATAACAAGGATCAGGAGTCCATATAGGTCTAGTCCATCCTACCCAACCAAAATGATTCCAAACATCACTTGCCCACCATTGTACATTGCCCATGTCTAAACTATTCTTAGATTCAGTGAACAGGTGCCTTGAACTAAAACTACCAGCATTATTGTTACCACTCACATACCATTGATTTTGAAGCATAGTAACATTATTTTTATCACTTATTCTAAAATTAATATTACCTCCACCATCCGTTCTCCAATCTGTACACCAGAACATAAAAGTATTATAACATGCTCCATAGTTATACCAATTGAAGCCATAATCATATCCGTGTAGTACAACACCTCCACCAATATGTGGCAATGATTGAGCTATATTGTAACTGTAATAGAAAGTAGGACTTTTAGATCCCTGTAAAATATTTTGAAATCCAGGACAGCTAGGATTAAATGCAGGATTGAGAATACAAGGATCTACACTATAATTTGCTTTTACATATGCATTTTTTACTTGAGGACCATAACATTCTTGTCCAAGACAAGCCCAAAATCCAGCATCTTGCCCAATTATTCCCATATTAACAGCGCCAGCTTGTGCAAGAGTTTTAGCACCAGCAAATGTAACTGTTTCTGCTAATGTTTGCCAATTAGGATTGTATGCAGGATTTCCATCATTAATATTTTTTAATCCTAATTGGTGTGTGTAAAATGCAGGAGCTCCAGAGGCTGGATAGTATCCTACTTCCACTCTTAAATTATCTTGTAGTCCGTTTGGATCAGTACAATTCCCACCTATTTGGTTTGCACAAGGAAAACGATAAGTTAATCCATAACTAAAACCTGTAACAAATATAGCACTTGTGTTTGTGTAACCAAGATTAAATCCCCCTAAATTTATTCCAGATTTACCAAGTTCCTCCATTTGATAACTAAAAGTATAACCATTTGCACCAAAAGATCCTAAAGGAGCAGCATTAGGTACCCATCCAGGTGATCCAGAAGAACTAGCCCATCCTGTTCCAGATGTTAGAGCACCGTTGGGTATTAGATTCCCAGTTTGCCCATCAATACTATAACCACTTGGAGTATTAGGAGAGGATTGAGCATAAGCAGCTCCTACAATTAAAATCAATGTTAATAGTATAGCAATTCCAAAACCTTTAGTCCATTTATAGTTATAATTTTTATCCATATTGAAATCCAGGTAAAATAGCAATTATCATTAAACAGAATAATATAGACCAAACAACAAGTTTATCTTTCATCTAAAACTACTCGTATGAAATTTAGGCGTTTCTTTCTTATCTACTTCTGCAGCTGTTGTATAATCATACTTTGGAACTTTGTTTGGATTTGCTGCCCAAAGTTCTTTAGCCTTATCACCAATCTGACCTTCATAAGGACATGGGGTTCCAGCTGCCATCATTGCCTCAAATACACGACGATCTTGACACATCGTTGCAACTGCAGCAACTTTCATACCCATATCAAAGAGTGTCTTAGATAACTTTAACCTTTCACAATTTAGATCTCTATTAGTTCCACCAAGTGCCATACCAAACATTTGTGTTTGAACTGCACCAGATGAACCTGTAGTACAGAGATCCTGCCCGCCACCTGACATCATTGCTGGTGCAATAGCAGTAGGAGGTGGTTGTATTACACGTTGTGTAATTGTCGTTTCATTAATATTTTTGTTTGTGTTATCAGATATTACCTTTTGATCGCTATTACTATAAGCATTGGTATAACTTGAACTTTGATTCACATTCAAATTATTAGTTGTTGCTGTAGTCTGATTAATATTACGATTGGTCATATCACCAGTTTGAATATTATTGTTTGTGTTAACACTAGCAGAGGTGTTTTGATTAACGTTTGTGTTTACACTGGTACTATTATTTGTATTAACGTTTGTATTATTGGATGTTGAATTGCTGGTCGATGTACTTGCATTATTATTGTTATATGTCATAGTACCAGTGTTGATGTTATTATTTGTGTTCACATTGGTAGAAGTGCTAGCATTATTATTGTTATAGGTCATTGTGCCAGTATTAATATTGTTATTAGTGCTAACGCTTGTAGAATTATTAGTATTAACATTCTGTGATGTAGAAGCACTAGTTGACACGTTATTATTGTTAAATGTCTGAGTGCCTGAATTAATATTGTTATTTGTGTTTACATTAGTGTTTGTGTTATTCGATGAAGAAATAGATGCATTGTTATTGTTGTAAGTCATCGTTCCACTATTAATATTATTATTGGTATTAACACTCATATTATTTGTCGTACTTGAACTTGTACTTTGATTGATGTTAGTATTTGTAGCAGTACTTACGTTATTGTTATTAAATGTTTGAGTACCAGTGTTTACATTATTATTGTTGTAAGTAACAGTTCCACTCATCACATTGTTATTATTATTAGTTACAGTACCACTTTGAATGTTGTTATTTGTATTAACGTTTGTCGAAGTACTTGTACTTGTGTTTACATTATTGTTGACGTTTGTTGAATTACTGTTTACAGTGCTAGTGTTAACATTATTACTAGTGCTAGTAGAAATGTTGTTGGTTGTAACCGAGCTTGTACTATTTGAAGTAGAATTGGTGTCGACCAAACTCTTAGAGTCATAGGCACCTTGATTGATTGGATTGATTGTGCTAGTTGTAGTACCGTTAGATGTACTTTGAGTACTTGTATTTTGTGCTATCGATAGAGCTGGCAACAAAAACAAACAAAACACAAGAATATTTGTGATACGCATGCTTTTCCTTTCCCATATGCGTTATACATAATGTGTAAACAAAAAAAACATGGTGTAATGCAATTGACGTTACATTAATCTGCGTGTATAATACGTAAAACTTCCCCTATATTTAGTAAAGCCTATGATGTTCTATACCAACGTCGCTAGACGCGGCAATAATATCCTTTTGCGTGGCATTAGAAACGGTAAAAGGATTCAAGAAAAGATTCCATTTAAGCCTACCCTGTATGTTAGGTCTCATACTCCAACAAATTTGACGAACATCAACGGCGAATTCCTAGAGAAAAAGCAGTTTGACTCAATGAGTGACGCAAGAGAATTCATTTCAAAGTTTAGTAAAGTCGAGAATTTTCCTATTTTTGGAAATACAAACTACATCTATCCGTGCATTACTAAGATGTTTCCAGGTGATATTGAGTTTGATATTACTCAAATGAAAATTATCACGATCGATATTGAGACAACTACAGAATATGGATTTCCTGACACAAAGAATCCCAATGAGCAAGTACAACTGATTACTATTCAGGACTATAATACAAAAGAGATTACTTCTCTTGGTTGTAATCCGTTCTTACCGTACAAGAAGAATATTACTTATCTTCAGTGTCAAGATGAGTATGATCTTCTAAAGAAGTTTGTCAAGCTAATTAGGTCTGATTATCCAGATGTGATTACTGGTTGGAATTGTCAGTTCTTTGACATCGCATATCTATCTGCTAGAATTATGAAAGTTCTTGGCGAGAGTTCATTGAAGGAGTTATCACCGTGGGGATTTGTTGATTCGAGGGAAGTTGAGTTTGCAGCTGGTAGAACTGAAATGATCTACGAATGGGTTGGCACATCAACACTCGATTACTTAGATCTTTATAAGAAGTTTGGATATACACAACAAGAGAACTATAAGTTGGATACTGTTGCGAAATCAGAACTTGGCAAAGAAAAACTTAAACATCAATTCGAATCGTTTAAAGATTTCTACACATATGACTGGCAAAAGTTTGTAGAGTATAACATTGTTGACGTAGAGCTTGTTGATCAGCTTGAAGATAACAGAAAGCTAATTAACTTAATCCTAACGATGGCTTATGATGCAAAGTGTAATTACTCTGATATCTTTTCACCAGTTAAGACATGGGACTGTATTCTTTTTAATGCACTTTGGAAAAAGAATATTATGGTTAACCATGTCGAACCTCCTGAACACGATAGGCAGATCTTAGGTGCATATGTTAAGGAGCCAACACCTGGAAGATATGATTGGGTTGTTTCTTTTGATGCAACATCTCTATATCCATCAATCATTATGACACTAAACATGTCACCAGATACTTTAGTCAATGGTCAAAAGTTTTTACCAGATGTAGAACAAAGTATCGAAGAGTTGTTGGATAAGCGATATGATACTTCACACTTGCAGAAAAACAATTGGTCAATGGCTGCAAACGGTCAAGCGTTTACGAAAGACAAGAAAGGTTTCTTTCCAGAGATTGTTGAATATTACTTTGATGCAAGACAAAAAGCAAAGCGAATTATGCTTGATGCAGAAAAGTCTTATCAGGAAACAAAGGATCCTAAATGGAAGTCTGTGATTGCAACAATGAATTCAAAACAGATGGCTGCAAAGATCTTAATGAATTCACTTTATGGTGCAATGGGTAATAAGTTCTTCAGATACTATGATAATAGGATTGCTGAAGGGATCACAATGACTGGTCAGCTTGTAATCAGGACTGTTGCTAGATCGTTAAACAAGTTTTTAAATATGCAAGTAAGTGCAGGCGATAGAGATTATTCTTTTTATTCTGATACAGACTCCACATACATCACACTTGATGATGTCGTAAAGAAACATTATAACAATCTATCTACTGAGGAAGTTGTAGAAGCTTTAGATAAGTACTGCAACGAACTGATTCAACCAGCAATCAACGAAGCTACTGAATCGTTATCAGATTACATTAATGTTCACCAAAGAAAGTTGAAATTCAAGCGTGAGATTATTGCTGATCGTGGCGTTTGGATTGCAAAGAAAAGATATGCTGTTAACGTTTATAACTCAGAAGGTGTTGCATACAAGGAGCCTAAACTCAAGGTGATGGGTATGGAGATTGTGAGAACAAGTACTCCACAATCTGTTAGAGATCGCTTGAAGAAGGCTGTCAATATCGTTCTAACAAAAGACCAGGATGCATTAAGAGCGTTTGTTAAGCAGGTAGAACAAGAATGGAAAACTTTTTCTGTTGCTGATATTTCGTTTCCAAGAGGTGTCAACGGATTAACTGATTACGCTGACACAACAAAGATATTTCGTAAAGGAACACCTATTCATGTAAGAGGCGCACTCCTATATAATTATCTTCTTGTCGACAAACAAATAACTAAAAAATATGCAAGGATCCAGGAAGGCGAAAAGATTAAGTTTTGCTATGTAAAAGAACCTAATCCTCTTGGCACTCATGTGATTTCCTTCCTAGACCAACTTCCACCAGAGTTCCACTTAGACGAGTATGTCGATTACGACATGATGTTTGAGAAAGCATTCTTGGAACCTTTGAATAGCTTACTATCATGTGTTGGTTGGTCAATCAAAGAGAAAGCATCTCTTGAAGATCTATTTGCTTAGTAACCTCTTTTGTCTGTATAATGAAATCCTAAACTAGGAGATATAGATGTCGTTATTAGATAGAATACGTAAGAATTCCACGATTAAAGATACTGAAGTGTTGAGCAAGAGTAAGTTCTTTAATGCAAAGGATATGATTCAAACAACGGTGCCAATGATTAATGTTGCACTGTCTGGACGTTTAGATGGTGGTCTAACACCAGGGCTAACAGTATTTGCTGGCCCATCGAAACACTTTAAAACTGCCTTCTCGCTCTTGCTTGCTAAGGCATACATGGACAAATATGATGACTCAGTCGTTCTCTTTTATGATAGCGAGTTTGGTAGCCCTCAATCTTATTTTGATAGTTTCGGTATTGATACTCAACGTGTGGTCCATACGCCGATCACTGACATTGAGCAGCTTAAGCACGATGCTATGGCTCAGCTTAGCAATATTGAACGTGGTGATCACCTTATCATTATTGTGGATTCAGTGGGTAATCTAGCTTCGAAGAAAGAAGTGGAAGATGCATTGGATGGTAAGTCTGTTGCTGATATGTCTCGTGCAAAGCAACTTAAGTCATTGTTTAGAATGATTACTCCACACTTGACTCTAAAAGATATACCGATGATTGTTGTCAATCATACGTATAAAGAAATTGGTCTTTATCCTAAAGACATCGTTTCAGGTGGCACAGGTGTTTATTATTCTGCTGATAACATTTACATTATTGGTCGCCAGCAAGAAAAAGATGGTACAGATTTGACTGGATACAATTTTATTATTAATGTAGAAAAGTCTCGTTATGTGAGAGAGAAGTCAAAGATTCCTGTTGAAGTATCATTTGAAGGTGGAATCAGTAAGTGGTCTGGATTACTTGAAGTTGCACTCGATGGTGGATTTGTTGTTAAGCCTTCCAATGGTTGGTATTCAAGGAAAGGTGAAGATCAAAAGTATCGAGCAAAGGATACTTACACTAAAGAGTTTTGGGTTCCAATCTTAACAAGTAAAGAGTTTCAGCAATACATCATAGATAGTTATAAAGTTAGTAACTCTTCTTTGATCACACAAGAAGTTTCAGATGAGGATATAGACGATGAATTTGCCAACGTATAGCACATGGGTAAGTGACCCTAGCGAAGAAGTTAAGAACTGGGGTTTCAGAATTAATGATGGTGAATATGAAGGTGTGACGGTTAAGATTAATGATGTCACTATGAGCGAAGATGATCAAGTATCAGTTGATTTTGATGCGATATCTGCAAATGAAAGTCATCCTAAAGATTTCTCATCTAGTGACTCATTTCATGAAGTATTCAGTCTAATTTTTAATAAAATCCTTAAAGACGCAATCGAACTAGATGAATCGAATAGAACTAACAATCCTTAAAAACTTGATGCACGACGAAGATTACATGCGTCGTGTGTTCCCCTTTCTTAAAGAAGAATACTTTAATGACTCGAATGACCTAACGATATACAAACACATTAAGCAATTTGTTGACAAGTACAACAGTTGTCCAACATCAGAAGCACTTGTCATTGCATGTCAGAATGACTCATCACTAAAAGAGCAAACTTATAAGGATGTTGTAGAAACAATTCAATCTCTACAACCAGAAAAATCAAACCTCGAATGGCTACTTACTGAGACAGAAAACTTCTGTAAAGAGAAAGCTGTATACAATGCAATTATGACTTCGATATCGATCTTAGATGGAGGAGAAAAGAAACTATCTAAGGACGGTATCCCTTCACTATTACAGGAGGCACTAGGTGTATGCTTTGATAATTCTGTCGGTCACGATTATTTTGATAACTCTAGCGATCGTTACGATTTCTATCATCGTGTTGAATCGAGAATACCTTTTGATATCGACTTATTTAACAAGATTACCAAAGGTGGACTCCCTAATAAAACTCTTAATATCGCTCTTGCTGGCACAGGTGTTGGCAAGTCTTTGTTTATGTGTCATGTTGCTGCTGGGGCGTTGACGCAAGGAAAGAACGTTCTTTATATTACTTTAGAGATGGCTGAAGAAAGGATTGCAGAACGTATCGATGCAAACTTGCTGAACATAGAGTTAGATCAATTGCCAGATCTTCCTAAATCTATCTTTGAAGATAGGATTCAAAAGATATCAGCAAAGGCAATGGGTAGACTGATAGTGAAGGAATATCCTACATCTTCTGCACACGTTGGCCACTTTAAGGCTCTACTGAATGAATTAAAGTTAAAGCGCTCATTTGTTCCTGATATCATTTTTGTTGATTACTTAAATATCTGTGCAAGCGCTAGGTATAAGCCTGGTGCCAATGTTAACTCTTATACACTAATTAAGGGGATTGCTGAAGAGTTGAGAGGAATGGCTGTGGAGTTCAATGTGCCTATTGTATCAGCTACTCAAACGACACGTTCTGGTTATTCAAACACTGATGTAGAATTGACAGATACTTCAGAATCGTTTGGTTTACCTGCTACAGCAGACTTTATGTTTGCCTTGATATCTACTGAAGATCTACAAAAGATGAATCAGATTATGGTTAAGCAGCTAAAGAATCGTTATAGTGATCCGAATAACTTTAAAAGGTTTATGGTTGGAATTGATCGTGCAAAGATGAGACTATATGATTTAGAAGCTGTAGCTCAGCAGGATATATCTGATTCTAATTTTAAGAATAAAGAAGATGCATTCGAAGACATAAACTTTATGCAGACAATCAAGAAGGGAGTAGACTTTTCATCGATTAAGGTTTAATAAATAAAGTAAAAGGAGTACCTTATGAGACTAGGACCTACTGTCGAACAAGTTGAAAATGCAATCCTTCCTATCTATCAAGGAACAGTCTCAAGGAAACAATTAATAGAAGTGCTCAATCAAGAATTTGGTACTCCAACCCTTACTTTCCACAGTGAAAAGAACGTCTATTTCCTTCCATACTTTTTATCAGTCTCAGGTTGGTATGATCCAGTTGATGATCAAAGAGCTGTCAATGTTGTTCACGCAACTAAGATTAAAAAGTTACTAATTAGTGACCTAACAGAGTTTTCCTTCTTAGTATCTCAAACAATTAAGCACGAGACGATACATCAGCGTCAACAAAAGTATAAGTATGATAAGCGGTATAAGATTTCTAAAAAGGACTTTAGAAAGAAGTACAAGCAAAGTGAAGCAATCTACCTAGCAGATCCTGAAGAAATTCATGCGTATGCTCACGATATTGCACTAGAAACTCTTTTTTACTATCCAAAGAAAAATCCTCTTTACGTTCTTGAGAATATTGATAAGACTAGGAAACTAAGTTCTTATAATTATTATAAAAGTATCTTTAGAGGGCAGCCTTGGGTTCAAGTAAAAAATGACCTAATCAAACAAACTAAAAAGTGGCTTCCGCATGTCAACTTATGAAATCATAGAAATTGCACTTCTCTTACTTGCATGTTACGCATGCTATCAGGCTGGAATTAAACGAGGAATTGAGGAAACAATAGACCTTGTGATAGATGATGAAATCATCACAGCAGACGACTTCAATAAAGTACTCGATAAGAAAATCAAAGATCTCAAAAAGTAACATCTGTTGACCTCTTGAAGTGGATCCTATATGATCTGCTTCATGTACACAATCGGCCAATCAGTAGAAATCACGACGAAGTTTCCTTCGCATTACATTTATCGCAAGGAAGACTTCAATTTTACAACCCACCATGGCGTCGTTGTCGCTAATCCTAAGTGGTTGGAGAATCCCTCCAAGCATGTAACGATTAAGACTAACGATGGCATGACAAGAATCATTGCTCTTGAGCGAGTTGTTGGCTATCAGAGCGATGAACAGCCTACTACGCTAAGAACTTTTAGTGTCAAGTCAAAATCCAAACAATCAGAATACATCGTAACCGTTGATAACGGAAAGGCTAGCTGCGACTGCACTGGATTCCAGTTTAGACGTTATTGCAAGCATAGTACTGCAGTGTTGAACCTGATTGCACGGGAACAAAATACCCATACAGTTTAGTAGGACATTATTTCCTTTACTTTCAAGCAGTTACCTAAATGTTACGTTTGCTGTTGACCAAATCCAAATTATCTGTAAGATGGACATATTGAACAAACAAACGGAAAAACAAATGAACACGATTGAACCAGGAACGAAGATTAGTTGGGTTTCACTAGCTGGAATCCTCGAAGGAACAGTAAAAAGCGTCAAGATTGTCAAAAATGCGTCAAATACGATGGTTCCGTTCATGGTTATTGAGAATGTGATTGGAAGGTACGACCGAAAGCTGCATTCCAACCAATTCATGGCTGCAACGGATAGCTACATGAAGATCATGAAAGTTGAAATCGATTCTGCAACTGCTTAATTGGAAATACAATGAAATATTTGAAACTTGCTGAACAATACGCTAAAGAGCGTAAGGATTTGACTAAATTCCAAAATCTCTATCGTGGATTTAGAGCTTACAACACTGTTGCTGAATCAGTTTGGAAGACTCTGACGTATTTCTATGGTATTGAAGTAGCAGAAATGCTGCAGTTAGTTGCTGCAGGGAAAAGAAATTTTGTAAATGCTTGATTTAACTGAGAATTTACCCGTTGACCTTTTTGGAGTTTTCTGAGATAATGGATACATCAACTGAGGAAACCAACATGATTAGCGAACACACAAAAGTTTACGGTTCTTTCACAATCAAGGACATTCAAGACGAGTTCCGTGCAAAGAACCTTCCAGTTCCTTCCGCAGAGGAAGTTTTGATTCGCGAAAGCATCTCACGCAAGGAGCTGCATGACCGAATCGGTTTTGTTGACCCGCGTGGTTATTTTCATCTTGACAAAGGAGTCAAAAAAGTGAGCGTTACTTCTAAATCATCTACTAAAGCTGTAAAATCTTCTAAATCTGGTCCTACCAAAGCTGAACGTGCTTTGGAGATCTACAAGAATCGTGGTTCCATGCCTCGCGAGGGCGTTATTCAGATGTTCATGCAAGAGCTTGGAATGACGAAAGCTGGTGCTACGACCTACTTCTACAACGCTAAGCGTGATGCTGGTGAAGTATCTGCGCCTGCAGAGAAGCCTGCGAAGCCTGCTAAGGCTAAGGTTGCAAAGGCAAAAGCAGAACCGAAGGTTGTTGTTGGTTCTGACGACGAAGATCTCGAGATTACTGAACTTCGTAAGATTGCAGCTTAATTAAAAAGGGGGTATACTCCCCTTTCTTTTGGAGAAACAAATGCCAAATTGGTGTCTTAATCGAGTAACCTTCAAGCACGAATCACCTAAGATGATCGAGCGTGTAATCAACGGTGTAGAGAGTGAAAAGCTGTTTGAAGAGTTTGCACCTAATCCTAATCAAAAAGGCGATAATTGGTATGCTTACAATGTAGCTGAGTGGGGTACTAAATGGGATGCAGGGGGTCAAATCTCTGAGCAAGGTGAGAATTTTGTTACTGCTATTATTGACACTGCATGGTCTCCTCCGATTGAATTCTACAGGAAGATGACTGACCTTGGCTTTCAAGTAGAAGCATATTACTATGAGCCTGGAATGCTTTTTTGTGGTAAGTACACATCAGAAGACGATGAAGAGCATTTTGAGATGCAAAATGACTTGGATTGGGTGTTAGAGAACATTCCAACTGATATTGACGATGCAATGGGCATCAGTGATGATATCATGAGTATGATGGAAGAAGAGGAAGACGAATAGTTCTTTCAAATCAATATGTTACTAGCTGTTGACATATACTCAGTATCGTGTATAATGAAGGTTCAATTGGAGAATTAATCAATGAAACAAACAAATCTTTCTGTCGTGACAAGCATTCTTAAAGCTCACAATGGTCAAGCTACCACAAAGCAGCTTCTTGCAGAGATTCAATCAAAGATCGATGTTTCAACGAATTACGCTCGTGTGTTGATGAGTCAAGCTAATAAGTCGATTGGTACTTCGCCCCGTGCAGTGAAGAAAGCAGTTGCTGTTAAGGCTGCTGCAGAGGTTCGTGTACTTCAAGATTCCAACGACAAAGCATTTGAGGCTGCAAAAGCAGATGGAATCCAGCTTACGAAAGAGGAATTCGTTCGTCAACGTGCAATCTTCTCTAACATGTTTCAAGGACTTGTCTAATATGACTTTCTCTACCCAATCTTCATCCAAACCTCGCCTCAAGAACGACACTCTTGGCGATCAATCAATTGTTGAATTGAATAACGCTTATGCGTCGATGGAATTGAATGAATTTAAGGTATTTGCAAAGAACATTGTTAATGCTGGTGGTGGTAAGAAGCCACGTAAAGATGAAATTTGCAAGGCAATTGATAACACAAATTCCAAGACTGGAGTATACAAAAAGGCATGTGACTTTGTCCTTGCTGGAATGGGTCTTGGCGTTTAAACCAGTTTAGCCAACCTTTGGCTGAAATGCAAGGGGATGCCCCCTTGCATAATTTTTTGTTGATATAATGGAGAATTATATGAGTTTACAAACTAAAGTATTGAATGTCCTTAAGTCTGGCCGTGGTTTCACCCCTGCGCAAATTGCTGCGCTGCTTCGCACTACTGAGGGTTCTGTTAGTGCACGTGTATCTGAGCTCCGTGAGCAAGGGTATGCGATTTACAACAACACGACCAAAAACGGTAAGACTGCTTACCGTCTTGGCACTCCTTCACGTCGAATGGTTGCTGCTGCATACGCTATGCAGGGAAGTTCAATCTTCAGCCGCTAAAACCTAACCACCTAGGTTTTGAGCCCTCCTGAGTGAGGGCTTTTTTGTTTGATAAATATAATAATTACAATAAGGATTTTTAATGACTAACAACGCATCATTTGCCGACATTGGCAATTGGTTAAACACTGTACTCTCTAAGTACAACTACCAGGTTGCACCACTTGCTCCAGCTGGCAAGCCTGGTAAGGTCATTAAATCTATGCGTGAATATCGCCTGCAGTTAATCAATAAACAAAATGATACTTCTGAACAACTAATAACATCAATGCAGAAAATCCTAAAGGATTATCCTGGTGCATCAAAAATAACATTTAACACAATATCACCTAACAGCTCCAAATTTCCAAGCTACAACTTCACTCTTCACAATCAGGTCTTCGATATTGTAATAGCAAGGGGTGCTAACAAGGGTGAAAACTTTGAGACTGCAACGATTGCCGATCTATCTAAGGTATTCTCTACGAATAAAAAAGATCCTAAGTATAAAAATTTGATTGAACAGTTGAATGAATCAAATAAACAATTTGCGTCTGTAGAAATAAAAAACGTAGAGCAAAGGAAGGGATCGACTAAAAAAGAAGGGGTACCTATTGATAAGTTAGGAGCAATTATTGGTGATATTGTCCTTACTGATCAATCTAATAATAAATGGTATATCTCTCTAAAGGATGTTAATGGTGCAACGTTTAGTAGTTATTCTGGTGCTGCTACGTTGTTTGATAGTAAAGGAACATTGCAGCCAGATTCTCCAGGTGCAGAATTCTTAGAAGCGTTTGGTGTTGATCTTAATTTAGTTCAGGCTGGATTTGATAGCAGAACGTTCAAAGGAAAAACTCCTCCAGCAAGAAAAAAGATTCCAGTAAAAAAACCAGATCAATCTAAGTTAAAAGCGATCATGGAACGTGCTTGGGGAATGAATTACTTTTACGTGAGACGGCAGGCAAATGGATGGAAGGTATTTTGGTTAGATAGAAATAAGTTAACTAAGTTGATTTCAAACATTAAAATCCATGACATTAGATATCCTTCTCCATCATCTAAACAGATTACTATTATGTTTGGAAATAATGAGCAAGACTACTTAGTAGAAATTAGAAATTCTAAGGCTGGTGAATTTCCTAACGACATAAAAATAAAGGTAAGACCATGATTTCGTTTAATGGATTCATCACAGAAGCACTTGACCTTCAAGGTCTTAATGCTCAATTGATGCACTTAGATCATCCTCATCAAAAGCACATCCTTTACAATAAAGCTGGTGCTCAGCTTGCTTTGTCTCTTGGCAAGAAGATGCATAAGCTATATCAGACTGGCGATTCAAAAGATATTATGGTATCAAGAAAGGTCGATGGTGGTGTTAGTGTGATTATTGCTAACAGAAATGGTGAAGTTTCAGTATCGACAAAGTCTGCTTTTAATAAAGATCCAAAGATCAATTTTACAGATGAAGACATCGATCGCAATCACGGAAAGACACCAGGGCTAGCTGATACACTAAAACATGTTCTCAAGCATGCACAAGGCTTGGTTCAAGATAATAAAGCTGTACAAGGCGATTTGATTTATACTCACAATCCAAATCGTCCAACGAATATGGAACCACAAAGCAATGGAACGACCACACACAATGTTCCAAATAGAATTGGAATCATGCATGCTGGTCCTCCTAAAGCAATGGGAATAGCATTGCATACTGAATACGATGAACACGGTATTGCACGTTCTGGAATCTCACCTAAGACAATTAGACACAAGAAAGAAGTCTTTGTTGCAGACACTTCATTTAAGGTCAACCCTCAACATTATGATCCAAAGCAACAGCAAGCAGTTGAAAAACACCTAGCTAACGCAGAGCAGTTACTTAAGAGTTACCCACAACACTTTGAAGTCCCAAGCGAACACAAAGATCATTTGCTAACCTATATGAATTCACTATCTGATGGATTAAAACCAGGTGAAATTCGCAAGCCAAATATCGATGACTATATACAACATCTTGCTAACAAAGGGATGAAAGAGGCTGAGAAAGTTAAGACTGAGAAATCAAAGCAATCTAAGATCGATAAGTTTGCAGAGATGGGTAAAGATGTAAGAAGAAATAGGCAGCAATTCAATACTCTTTTTAGATTCCATGACCATATGCATGGAATTACGCAAGGCCTTATGTCTACTCTACCTTTTAACAAAGCATCTAACTTCGTTACAGATATCGATCAACAACAAAGTACAGATGAAGGAGTAGTCGTAGCTGATAAGCGTACAGGACAGATTATGGGCAAGTACGTACCTCAAACTATTGTTCATGAGCTAAGACATAACCCAAGATTCAAGAGATCTTAGAGTTATCCCTTGCAGCGACGACAGGGGTAATTTTAGAGATAATGCAACAGGAAATCAACACTTAATTAGATGAAAAGCATCAAAGAAACAGAAATGCTTGTGAACCTAGCTAAAGCGCTAGGGCAAGAAGTAGACGAATCTACTCTAAAGCAAGCAAAGAAAATTTCATCACTTAAGCGTGAGGTATTAGAGTCTGTACGTTCTAATATCTTTACTGATCTTGCTAAAGCATCAAAAGATAAACCATCTACTGAGTTGGTCGTTAGTGCAGAGCCAGCCTATCCAATAGTAACTGTGTTTAAAGAACTACCTAAACTCGTTATTCCAGATCCAATTCATTTTCCTCTTCCACCTAGTATAGACGACATCGCTCATTTGTTGGATGAGAGTGAACCTGTAATTGAACCTGTTGCGGAAGAACAAAAAGAAGAAGAGGTTATTGAAGAACCTCAGCCTGAATCGATGGCTCTTGCTACTGCAAAGTTTATTGGTGAGAGTAAAGATAGTTTCCAGCAGCCAGAAGTCGAAGAGATTGATCCAAATGATGTTGCCAAGCTAGCTAAGAAAGTAAAGTTCTTAGAGCAATGGCTATCTAAAGTATCTTTAGCTGGACCAGGTGGTGGTGAAACTAAATTAAGATTTCTTGATGATGTAGATAGAGATACGATTGGTAATAACAAGTATTTAAGATATAACTCTACTAAGAACAAATTTGATTTTTCTAGAATTAATGGTGTTATTACTTCAGATACTGCTCCTGTAGATCCAATAGATGGTGACCTTTGGTATAACACGCTTGAAGGTAACTTATACATTTGGTTAGAAGAAAATAATGTTGGTCAGTGGGTAGATACTGCAGATGGGGCTGGTGGCAGGACTATTGCAACTACAGAAGTAACTTCAAACGTATACACCGTACTTTATACTGATGAATATATTGGTGTAAATGTTAATGCCCCAGTAACAATTACACTTCCACTATTTGATACACCAGGAAGAATAGTAGTTATTAAAGACGAATCTGGAAATTGTGCACTTAATCCTATTACTGTATCTGGTACAGTAGATAATGACGTGGGAGGATTTGTACTTGCTCAAAATAACGGTGGCGTTCAAATGGTGTATAGAAATGGATGGAGAATCGTATGACGTATTTGTTTAGTGCTAACACCTCTGTTACCAATGAAGTTGAAGTCAAGAATGATGTTGGCAATCCAATTAGAGTAACATCTACAAATACCAATCTAGATGCATTTGGAAGAATGCAGGTTACTACTCCGTTCACTTTAGGTGATTACAAACATTTATATGGGATTGACCCTAATTTTATAGAATATTATCCCAATGGTGGTAATGTAGTGTTTAAGGCCAATCAGGCATGCGCAAGATTACATTCTAATAATAGTTCAAATTCCTTTGTAGTTCATCAAAGTAAGTTTTATCATCATTATATGCCAGGTAAAGCTCAATCTATTTTAAGTAGCTTTAATTTTTATCAACCTATGGCAAATGTTACTAAAAGGACTGGTTATTTTGATGATAACAATGGAATATTTTTAGAACAAACTGGAGATGGAACTTTAAATTTAGTAATAAGGAACTATGTTACTGGAGCAGCTACTGAACGAAGAGTTCCTCAGAGTGAATGGAATATTGATAGATGTGATGGAACAGGGAATAGTCAATTTTATGTTGATGTAACTAAAACTCAGCTTCTTTCAATAGATTTCCAATGGTTAGGTGTTGGAAGAGTGAGATGTGGGTTTGTTCATGATGGTGAACTTGTTCATGCTCACCAATTTTTAAATAGTAATGTACTTGCTGAAGTATACATGAGCACGCCTAATTTACCTATAAGGTGTGAAATAAGAAATACAGGAACAACCAATGGAGGGTTTTTCGATCAGATATGTTCAACAGTTATGTCAGAGGGTGGTTATGTAGAATCTGGACAAGATTGGGCAACAAGTACTCCATCTTTAGTTACAGTAACTTCTGGAGCAACTAAACCAATCATAGCTATAAGATTAACAAACACTTTCAAAGGTTATAGTAATAGAATGATTGTTAGGATGGGCAATCTTAGTATGTTTAGTGATGGTGAAAATATAAGATGGAGATTAGTGAAGTTGCCCAGCAATGCTTACATCACAGCAAATACATTAGCCTGGACCAATGTTAATGCAAATTCTGGCATCCAATTTAATTCAGATATTACATCTTTCACTGACGGTGAAGAAATGGATAATGGATTTGTAGGAGCATCAACACAAGGCAGTCAAAAGGCTGGGGGTGCACCTGGTTCTAATATTCCATCTAGCGCAAAGAAAAATTATATTGTTCAAAATTATGATTCAACAGATTCAGAGATCTTTTTAGTAGAAACAAAAAATTTAGGATCTCAATCTACAAATGTGGGAGTGGGCTTGCAGTGGCGTGAGATCTATTAATGATCAATTTCCCATCAAATCCATCATTAAATGATAGATTCTCGTTTCAGGGAAGGATATGGGTTTGGAATGGTATTAGTTGGAGGATTGTAGCTTGGTCTGGAAGTGGAAATGTTGTTAGTGTTAATGGTCAAACTGGAACTGTTGCTCTTACTACTGCAAATATACCCGAAAGAGGAAATTTATATTTCACAAATTCGAGAGTTATATCTTCTTTAGCTAATGCTGATGTTACACTAGCTAATTTAATTATTAAAGGCAATTTAACCGCTCTTGGTAATTCACTTTTTATAAGCGCAAATAATCTAATCATTGATGATCCAATGATTTATTTGGCGTCTAATAATTACACAACTGATCTTGTAGACATTGGATTTACTGGTGATTACTATAATGGTGAAAGGAGAGCGCATACTGGATTTTTTAGAGACTCTGACGATAAGGTATGGAAACTTTATGATAACCTATATCATAGTCTAGCGTTTACTGTAGATACAGGAAATGCGTGGTTTAGATACGCTAATCTCCAATTAAACCATCTCACAGGTAACGTAAGTGGTACAGTTTCGCTACTAACCAATCATACAACTTCGAATCTTGTAGAGGGTTCAAATCTTTATTATACGAACGCTAGGGTAGCGGCAAATGTTGCAACTCTTGGCTATACTCCTAATGCCTATGTAAACACAAGACTGCTTACTAAGGCAAACACAAGCGATCTTACGACAGCTAATGTTAGTGAACTTACCAATCTTTATTACACTAATGCTCGTGTTTATGATAATGTTATTACACTCGGTTATTCAACGAATGCATATGTTAATACAAGATTACTAACTAAAGCCAATGTAGCTGATCTTACCACTGCCAATGTTTCTGAACTAACGAATCTTTACTTCACCAATACAAGAGCAATCAGTGCACTCACAGGGGGCACTGGAATCATTATAGATTCGAATGGTAGAATCACATCAAGCGTTACGGGAGGTGGTGGAACAGCATCAGTTACAGCAAGTAACACTGCTCCAACATCTCCAACAGAAGGTGCATTATGGTTAGAGACTGATAATGGTGATGTTTACATTTACTATTCAAATAGTTGGGTAGCAATTAATGTTCCGAACTATATTGAACCAGTATTATCGATTGATCAGTTTTCTGGCAATGATAGTACTCTAACTTATAACTTATCAGCCACTCCTGCAAATCTTTATTATACAACTGTATTTGTTGATGGTGTCTATCAAAGTAAGCTAACTTATAGCATTACTGGTAATTCGATTGTATTTACAGAGGCACCTCCAACTGGCAGCAATAATATTGAAGTTACCACATATTCAATTAATTACCTGCCTGTCACTAAAGAATATAAATACAACAAGTATACAGCAAACGGTGTAGGTAAGGTTTATGGCTTGCAATCGTTTGGTCATACAAATACTTCAATCCTAGTATTTGAAAACGGTATATGTCAAATGCCAGAAGATGATTACTATGTGACAAGCAATGCAGTAATTTTTTCTACTGCACCAGCTGCAAACGTAGTAATACAAATTAGAGAACTTCCGTTAACATGACAACAAGAATAACATCAGATAACATTTCATTAGGCAATGCTGCGCTGATATTGCCTGTTGGTACTTTTGATCAGAGACCTGGCACGCCAGCTAATGGAATGATAAGACTTAATACTTCTAATAATTGGTTAGAATATTATTCTGGAGGATATTGGTTTTGTGTTAATAGCACAAATACTTCTTTGTATTCTATTGATTATTTAATAATTGCTGGTGGTGGAGGTGGAGGAAAAGGTCATGGTGGCGGTGGAGGTGCTGGTGGATATCTAGAAGGCTCTCTTTCTGTTACCCCTTCAACATCTTATACAATTGCAGTTGGTGGTGGAGGTGCTGGAAGTACAAACGATTCAGCAAATGGTCCAAGTGGAAGTAATTCCTGCCTATCAGCAAGTTACATTTCAATTGGTGGAGGTGGAGGAGGAAGTAGATTTAGTGGAGCTGGAAGTACAGGAGGGTCAGGTGGTGGATCTTCTTACGCCAATCCAGCAACACCAGCTGGTACATCAGGACAAGGAACTGCGGGGGGAGCTGGAGGCCCTGCTGGTGGCGGTGGAGGTGGGGCATGTGTAGCTGGCTCTGCAGGAGGATCTAATGGTGGAGCAGGTGGTGATGGTAAAGCATCTTGTATAACAGGATCGTTAGTCTTTAGAGCAGGTGGCGGTGGAGGTGGTGGTTACAATACTCCAGGAGGCGCAGGAGGAAATGGTGGAGGAGGGCCTGGAGGATCTGCAGCAGGTTCTCCAGCTACAGCGTGCACAGGATCAGGCGGTGGTGGTGGAGCTTACAATGGGGCACAACAAAATGGTGGAAATGGTGCAGACGGAATTGTATTTATAAGATATGCTGGACCACAAAGAGGATCAGGTGGTGGTAATGTTATAACAATAGGTGGATATACTATTCATACGTTTACAAGTTCTGGAACTTATACTGCATAATTATGCCAATATCCTTTCCTACTAGTCCTGCGCTTAATCAGACGTTTACTACAAACGATGGTAACTTCTATCGTTACAATGGTAAGGGATGGGTTCGTTCTAGTCCTAATTTTAGTTGTATTGCAGCTGGTTCTATAACTGGAAACTTAATAGCTAATCTTACCATAGAGAGTGTAGAATTAGCAAATGGAGCAGTAACAACTGAAAAGTTAAACTTAGCTAATGGTTATTTGCAGTTACCGGTTGGTACATATGATCAGAGACCAGTTGCTCCAGCTAACGGTATGGTCAGACTCAATACTTCTAATAATTGGTTAGAATATTATTATAGTGGAGGTTGGTATTGTTTTAATAGCACTTCTGTAGCTCCATATTCTATAGAGTATTTGGTAGTAGCCGCAGGAGGAGGTGGTGGTACGCTTGGAGCTGGTGGCGGTGGCGCTGGTGGTTATAGAACTGGTAATTTAACTATTGGTGTCGGAGGATCATATCCAATTACAGTAGGAGCAGGTGGTTCTGGCTCAACAAGTACTGGAAGCGATGGATCAAATGGATCTATTTCTGTATTTTCAACTATTACAAGTGCAGGTGGTGGGGGTGGAGGTAGTGATAGTTCTGGAATAGGAATGGCTGGTGGTTCAGGTGGTGGTTCAAGACATTCTACACCAGGAGCAGATGGAAACGTTCCGGCAACTTCACCAAGTCAAGGTAATCCAGGTGGTGCAGGTGGCCCTCAGTCTGGAGCACATGGTGGAAGTGGAGGTGGTGGAGCTGGCGCAACTGGAGGTAATGGATCTTCATCAGTTGGAGGTACGGGTGGTGTAGGAAGTTATTCAACAATTAGTGGATCTAATGTTGCTTATGCTGGCGGTGGAGGTGGAGGAGCACATAGTACTGGATCTGCTGGTCCAGGTGGAGCAGGAGGAGGTGGTCCTGGAACTAATAACAATGCAACAGCAACTTCTGGAACTCCAAATACTGGAGGCGGTGGTGGAGGCGGTGGCTGGACAGGATCTGCAGCTGGTCCAGGTGGAGCAGGAGGATCGGGAATTGTTATATTAAGATATCTTGGATCACAAAGAGGAACAGGTGGAAATGTGACATCTTCAGGTGGTTTCACTATTCATACTTTCACAACTTCTAGCACATATTGCTCATAATGGCACTCACTAAAATATCATCCAAGGTTCTTGCAAACTCTTCAGTGACTGCTGAAAAGGTTAATATTGCATTTTACGAAAATGCTAACACTATAGATTTTGATTACACAGTGGCTGCAAACAAGAATGCACATAGTGCTGGTCCATTATCTATCACTGGCAATGTTACTGTTCTAGGGAATTGGGTTATCATATGAGTTCTACTTTATGCGTTAACAATTTAATGGCAAGATCTGGAGATACTGTCACTATAAGTAGTAATTTGTGTTTAAATTCAAGTATAGGAATTACATTACCTTCAGGTACTACTGCTCAAAGACCCACCAATTATGGTAATGGTACATTAAGATATAATACTATAGAAAATTACATAGAATATAACATAGGAAACACGTGGTATTGTTTATGTAGTGGTCCAGCTCCTTATACTGTTGAGTATCTAGTTGTAGCTGGAGGCGGAGGAGGAGGTGGTTATGGTGCTGGTGGAGGTGCAGGAGGATATAGAACTGGTAATTTATCTAATATATTATCTAGCGTTTCTTATTCAATAACTGTAGGAGCTGGTGGAGGCGCTGGATTAGCCAGTAATAGTACTAGAGGTACAAGTGGTTCTGATTCTTCATTTGCTAGTATTACTAGCACAGGAGGTGGAGGTGGTGCAGGTTTCAGTCCAAATAATTCAGGACTATCTGGAGGCTCTGGTGGAGGAGGTACGGGAAGTGGAGGGGCAGGAGGAGCTGGTAACACACCATCAACTAGTCCATCCCAAGGTAATTCAGGAGGCGCAGGTCAGTTAAATACAAATACATTTTCTGGGGGAGGTGGAGGTGCCGGTGGTTCTGGACCTAATGCTGCAGGTTCAGCAGCTGGTGCTGGAGGATTGGCACAATGTAGTTGTATATCTGGAACGTTGACTTACTATGCTGGGGGCGGAGGAGGAGGTGTCGATGGCGGTACTACATTCTCAGCTGGTCTTGGAGGCGGTACAGCGACAACCTCACAAAAAGGTGGGGGCGGGGATGGTGCAGGACTTGCTGCTGCTCCTTACACTCAGAGTAGTACAGCTGGGTGCACTAATACAGGAGGTGGGGGAGGCGGAGGGTTTTCAGCAACTCCAGCCGCATGTCAAGGCAAATCTGGCGGTTCCGGAATTGTAATTTTAAGATATCTTGGTCCACAAAGAGGATCTGGTGGCACAGTTACTTCTTCTGGTGGGTTTACTATTCATACCTTTAATAGTTCTGGAACTTATACAGCTTAGGAATAAAAATGGGAACAGTTTACGTCAATGGAATTTCACCAGATACGGCCTCTTCTATAACTATAACAAGAGGTTTGTTTGATAAGCCAACATTTACTAATAGAATTATTGAACAGGCAACGTTAAATGGAACCGCTGCAACTGGTAATGTAAATATTGATATGCTTGATCGTGGTATAAATTACTTTACATCTAATACCACTGGAAACGTGACAGTTAACTTAAGAGGAAACTCAACAACCACATTAAATACAATGATGGCTAATGGTGATGTTGCTTCTCAAACAATTATGTTAACGCAGGGTACTACTGCATATTTTGTTAATAATGTGCAGATCGATGGAGTTCCTAGAGTAGTTAAGTGGCAAAATAACACCATTCCTACAGTTGGTAATGCAAATTCTGTTGATATATATTCTTTAACAGTCGTAAAAACAGACTCCAATGTTTATACGATATTTGGCGGTCAAACACAGTTTAAATAATTATGCCTTTCCTTTCTACATTTAGTGGAGCTTCTTCTAAAAACTTTGCTATGGTAAGAGCGCCATTAAATCCTCTATACTGTATTGATTATCTAATCATTGGAGGTGGAGGTGGAGGTGGTGGAATGGGTGGTGGAGGTGCTGGAGGGTTTCTTGAAGGTAATACAATATTAACTAGAGGTATAAATTATTCTGTAGTAGTTGGCGCTGGTGGATTATGTCAGTCTTCTGGGTATGGCGTAAATGGATCTAATAGCTGCTTAAGTGCTAGTTTTATAGCTATTGGTGGTGGTGGCGGTGGCTCATACAATCAAACTGGAAAATCTGGAGGCAGTGGAGGTGGTCAAGGAGTCACGGAATCTGGAGGATCTGGTACGGTAGGATCTGGAACACCAGGTCAAGGTAACCCAGGTGGCACTGGAACATATAGCGCTGGTTACTACGGTGGAGGTGGCGGAGGTGCTGGAGCTTCAGGTACTGCAGCAGGAGGTAATGGATATGGACACGGTGGTGTTGGTAAACAATCTAATATTACTGGAACATTGACTTATTTTTCTGGTGGTGGTGGTGGTGGTGTTTTGTGGAATAGTGGTGCTTATCCAGGTAATGGTGGTTCTGGAGGTGGAGGTCCTGGTGGCAGATCAGTAGGAGGATCTATTCTGGTCAATGCAACACCTGGCACTATTAATACTGGTGGTGGGGGTGGTGGCATGGAGCAAGCTAACACCTTTTTAGCTGGAGGTTCTGGTGTAGTAATTATAAGATATCTAGGGACCCAAAAAGGAACAGGAGGTAACATAACCTCAGTTGGAGGATACACTATTCACAGATTTGATAGTTCGGGAACTTATACTGCTTAAAATTTAGACATATAACTAACAGTGGTGGTTATATTGTCTATACTTTTTACAACCACTGTAACATTTTGTTTTACTGGATAAAAGGAGTTAACTTAATATGGCACATTTTGCTGTAGTGGTGGTAATATATATGTTAGATTTACAAGTTCTGGTTGCATAACTTTTTAAATTTTATTATGAAATATCTAAATGAAAATAACTCCTTTCTTTACTAATATTTGGCT